AGGAGATTGAGTACCATTATTAAAATAAGCCTCTTGTCCTAAAGTTAAAGTAATAGTAGCACCAACCGCAGCAGCAACTGTTGCAGTATTTGTAACACCCGGCATTAATTTACCTCTGTTTTCAAACCAGAAGAAATTTAAGTTTTTAACTTCTTCCATACCGCTATGAGCAGCTAACCAAAAAGTAAAATCTTCATTGCCATACTTTTGAGTGTATTGCTTGTAATACTGTGGTGTTAATAATTGTAGATCAACCATAAGTTGTCTATTCTGGGATTGCAACGCGATTGAACCGGGCTGCAAAATATTTGAGGTAGGTATTCCTGCCATAATATTGAATTTATTTTTTTACGCCTCCTCCAAAGGCAATACCAAGTTACGAACTAAATGCCCATTCTGCCATCCTTAGCCTTTCAGCTTCTATGCCATTGAGATCTGGTTTCGCTCCTTGTGGAGTGGGTGTTTGGTTGATATTAATATTTCCGTTCTTCTTCAAATGAGCTAACAATCTTTGAGATGCAGCTTCATTTGCTATCTTTGAAAAGATTTTTTCACGATTTTCTAGCAAATATTTATCTGCCATTATTTGTTGAACATTTGGCTTACCTTCCTTGTTAAACCACCTATTCTCAAAATATAAATCTGTATCAAAATCCTCCAAATCATTCTTCATTGCCAATCTTTCTTCTTCAGCTACATTAAATGAAATCGGTATTTCAACATCCTCGTCTTTTACCGAAACATTAAATCCATTGAAGGATTGGAAGTCAGAATCTAAAGTTCTTTCATAAATTGATCTAGCTTCTTGCATTATCTCAAATTCTGCTTGAGATTCAGCTTCTCTGCCGGATTCATTATATATATCTGGTAAGGTTATTTCGCTTCTTAATTTTTCAATTTCTGGCTTTAAAACCTTTGCCTCAATCATCAATCTTCTTTCAGTATAATCAACTTGTGATTGCCATTGATTTACTTTTGCAGCATAATCATCATCTGATTCATCATAACCTTGTTCAGGTTTTAAAGGTACGAAAAATTGATCATAAAACAAAAGGTCAACATCTTCGTTTGATAAACTACTATGTTTATTTTTAATATTTGTTTTTACAATCTCGGCAGCAATTTCATAATTTAATTCTGAATTTATTAATTTTTCTAACTTTTTTTGTTGATTTAAAACTTCATAAACATCATCTGCTTTTCCTTCTTTAATAGCATCAAACAATGTTTTGCTTACATCATCTTTAAATTGAAATTGAGTATTTCTTTCGTTTTCTTCAATTAATCTAGAAAATGCTTCTTCAGCTTCATCTACAGTATCAAATCCAAATCTTTCTTTTATAAAAGAATTTGGATCAAAAACTGAAGGTTGACTAACTAAATTTTGATCTTCTTGATTAACTTGAGCCGATTGTTGTTCATTATTAGGCTCATTTGCAGTAGGGGCTACTTCTACTTGCTGTTGCACTTGTGGTGCATTTTCATCCGAAAACGGATTGTAACCTTCTGCTAGCGTAATTGGCGCTGACATGTCTGTATTCTCTGGCATAAATGCTGATTTGGTTTCTATTTTGTTTAAGCTGCTGTTGTAGTGGTGGTTGTTGGGGCTGCGGTTGTTGTGGTCGTTGTAGTTCCAGAACCAATTGCTATTGTTCCACTTGCACTTATAGTAATAGGATATACTATAGCAGTATTTGTCAATAATTGCACGCCATACCAACTTGTTCCATCTCCATAAATAGGCTGTGTTAATCTACTATCGGCAAATAATACATTTGCAGATGTTAATGTACTTGTTGTTGCATATACAATTTGAGTGCCTTGATTAACTCCTATAAGATTTGCCTGAAAGGCATTAGGGTATGTATTTTTAGATAATACATATGCTATTGAATTTGACATATTATTTTGATTTTATAATTTTAAGGTGCAGCCGTTGTTGTAGTTGTAGCTGCTGAACCTTGTAAAAGTAAATAATTACCAATAATACCGAATGAAACGATACCACTAGCGTTAATTGATGATACATCTGCTTTAGTTGTCAAATTTACCCCTAAAACTGTAACCCAGTTAAGTGGAACTTCTGGTGCTGGTAATAATTGTCCTGTGATAGAACCATTATCATTTGTAGTACTAAAACTAATTGTTCCAGATGTTCCTACAAATTGAACTACAGCCGAATCCCATCCAGATAAATCTTGATAAAAAGAATTATCTGTGTTAAATGATTCAGTTGCATCTACAGTTGTACTGATTTTTGAGCTAAATTTTTGTAGTCTTATTAAAAGCTTGCTTACCGTTGCCATTTTTTTTTATTTTAATTTTTTATAATTATTGTTGTTGCATTTGTTCTTCCATCATCATTTGTTCTTCTTCATTTGGCATTTGTTGACCTTGCTGCATCCCCATTTGTTCTTGTTCCATCTGTTGTTGCTGTGCTTGTTGTTCTAGAGCTTGTTGTTGTTGTTGATTTTGAACTTCAATTGGCACAGTTACATTTTGCAACATTCCATTTACTAATTGCTGTAATTGCGATGGAATAGGTATATTAGCTTTAGCAAGATCAAATACTCCTTGTAATATAATTTCTTTTTCTTTTACCAATGATTGCTGCTGAGCTAGTGAAGTGTCTGCTTGCATTTTTGCTTGAATACTAGCTTGTTGTGCTTGAGCATTTTGCTCACTATTCATTTGAGCTTTTTCTTGTTCAGTTTTAATGTATCTTTTTTGAGCCTGCCTAAAATACAATTCACCCAATTCAACATTCTCTCTTGCAATTCTCATTGCTTTAAATGGATCTAAATATACAATTAATTGAGGGTTGGATGCTATTGCATTGTTCATCATTGCTTGTAAATTTGCTATTTGCATATCACTAGGCAACATTTTTACTGTAGCAACAAAGTTTCTATCTACAACATCTTTTTCTTTTAATAAATCTCTATATTTCTTAGAACCGTATGTAACACTTTTATTAATTAAACAAGATATTTTTTTAGCTGTTTCTTCCATTACATAGATATATGCATCATACATATATTCTGTAGCATTATTTGCTAAAATTCTTGAAGCTTCAATATTTGAAGCAGCAACTCTTGGTTGTGCAGCTTGATTCATTAAATTAGGATCTTCTCCTAACTCATCTTTTAATACTTGATAATGGAATTGATACAATTGAATTAATGCTTGCAATTGAGGCGCAAAACCAGTATTCGCTAATTCGGTAATTGGAACTGGAATTCTATTACCTTCGGCATCTCTACCACGATAATAGAGTTTACCTGTTTGTTCCCAAATCTTTTGTACCTCTAATGGCTTTACAGAATCCCCTAATCCTAAATCTAACTCTTGTAACGCATCTACATCAATTGAAGCACCCGCTGGTACCATTTTAGCTACCATTTGTTGTATTTTCAATCTAGCTAAAATCATTTGCTCAATAGGCTCTTCTATTTTTTCAGGTACTGCCACATTACGCATATCGTAAGGGTCGTACATATAAAAACTATAAGAAAACTCTGCGTTACCTATTTCTTTTGGATCTTGTGGACGAATCATATTTTTTTTAATTCCCCACTTAATCATTGTTTGAGTAACTGGACAATATACACCTTCGTATATATTCCATTTTTTCTCTTCAATATATTCTTGATTTTCATCTATTTTTTCAGGTTTGCCCTTTCTTATAATCGTGCTACCATTTTTCTTTGTTTTAGTAACAGTATAACCATCAGAATCTAATGTTCTAATTTCAAATTGTACTAAATCAATATTCCATTCATCATAAGGTCTTAACCAAGAAACATTCCAATCTTGCATCCATTTGATCTTATCTGTTAATTGGTATTCTTTTGATGATTGAGCTAATCTAAAAATATCTTCTTCGGTTAAAATACCGCCAGCAGCAATGCTATATCTTGCTCTTATTTCACTAACTTTCATAGACAAAATATGTCCTCTATAAGTGGTATCTCTAAAATCAGGGAAATCAGAATAAGAATAAATTGCATTTTCAGGTCTAATCCATTGAACATGAACTTCACCTTCCTCATCCATCCAAGTATAAGTACAAACTAATCCTACTTCAGCAGAATCGTGTAATAATCTTTGTTTTAAAACATCATTCCAACCATTAGCTTCTAATACATTATTACAGCCAATACTATATAAAATTTCTTCTGGCAAATGGTTAAATTCCATTATCCATTGATCTAATTCATCTTTATCTTCTGCAACAAATTGATCTTTCGGTATAAGTTCTATACCAGATTGTTGTTGTAATGCAGCTAAATTTTCTTTATTTCTATATATAAATTCCATTTCATCTGCAGCTGATTTTTTCATCATTGCTGATGCTGTATCATTAGCAACTACGCTAATCTTTTCTTTACGACTCATCCATGAGCCTACTAATCTTGCAACAATTGTATTACCAATAATAATTGATTTCCAATTAATATTTACAAAGTTAGCTTTACTATTCATCTCCAAACGATCCATAAACACACTCATGTCTATTTTACCGTTTGCGATTTGTCTATTTTTTCTAAATCTATTATTTCTTAACCAAAAATATGTTTGGTTACCGTAAATTGTAGAATAGATGCTCTGTGCAACATTTTTACCATATGCATAATCTTTTTTAGATGCTACATCTGTAGTAATTTGAAACTTTTTTAAGGCTTCTCCATTGCTATTTGCTGCTGATATGAATAACGGACTATCTGCCAATGTAATTGTATTTTACGTCAAATATACTAAATATTAAGAATTTAGTAAAATTTTTAATTAATTGAACTCTGGCTTATAGCTTCTAACCAATGGTTCCCGTTTAATTTGTTTTTGAACTGGTTCCATAAGACATACTATTAACATTAAAAATGATACTGTTTGGTCAAAATCAGTTCTACTGTTTGGATCAAACTTTTTGGCATCTTCCAACAAGTTTTCAAAATCTATAGAATCAATATGAGATTCAAAATACATAATTCCAACATCAGTCTGCTTAGTTAAGCTAAATGGAGTTGTTGGGAAACCTTTATATCTTTCTGCTGTTTCTCTTTTAGAAGGATCAATTGTTGAAAGTGGGTAAGAACCTAAATACCCAACACGCCCTCTATCTCTAAAATATGATAAATAATCATCACTATTATGCTCGTACCACGCTTGATAACCATAAAATTCAGCCGCTAAAAGAACTTGCTCGTGCAATGTTTCTTTAATTTGAGGTCTGCCATACAAATGACCTATTGCCTTACCGGTAGTTTCTGGGTTTAATAAATCATATCTTCTACCAATCCAAGCTGATGCTTTTGAACCGTACTTACCACCTTGACTATTACTGTATCCGTCAATTGCTATTGCGCCATCAGATACCCTTCCCGGTTTTCTAGTTTTAACATCAAATGTATGTTTATTCTCTTCGCCTTTTGGTGGGAATTGAGTTATAACCCAATGAAAATCTTCTTCTTTATCATGAATATTTCTCCACCTTACTGTTTGGTCAATATCTCGGTAAAATATAACATGCCTTTTTAATACAGGATTTTCTTTCAAATACTGCTCCCTTGCTCCTATATTCATTACATTAAAAATACACTTATCGGAGTCTGTGCTAAACGCTTCATCAATTGTCAATGGTTCTTTCCTAACACGAGCAGATAATGCTCTTGAGTTATTCTTAACTGTTTCTCTATCAGCTAAAATTTGATCTAAAGTCTTATTTTCATCTGGGAAGCCAAAGTCATCAAAGTTTCTAGTTCGTTTCGCAGACATAAAAAATCTATAAAGACCACTTGAAGTTGTCCCATTATCTTGTCTTTTGTCTTGATTGCTTTCTTCCCATAATAACTTAAACGCATCTTGTACCCCGTCTTTTTCTGTAGTTAATTTCTCTACTGTTGTAGTATATAATGCTTTACCAATAATCTTACCTTCATCATCTAGCAAACAATAACGCACAACCTCGTGCCTGTCATAAACATTAACCTCTGTGGTTTTACCACACTCATCAGCTACATATCTATGGAGTTTCTGTCCATCATAAGCAACTGTATCTGCCGATTGGTGGTCAATAATTGACCCTAATTCATCCTTATCAACACTATCTTCTGCTTTCTTACCTCTTACGTTTGTCTTTTGGAATCTCATCTCTGTTTTAGGATTAACACCCAAAGACATATCATATTCTGGTCTAAAAAACTTTGGCAACCTTCTAAATGGGTTAACCACAGTCTTAGCAAAGAATTTTTTGGCATCAGATCCTGTTTTAGACTGAATACCACCATTTGTCATCTTGGTTCTAGTAATGTATTCAGAAACAAATAAGCCAGCCACAAAGGATTTACCAAAACGTCTTTTAGTCACCTCAAGCATTCCCATACATAACGGGTCTTGAATACAATAGTCCATAAAATAGAACTTTTCCAAATCTGGAATACGAAACTTAGGATAACCAATATCAATAGACCACCATTGTAAATATAAATAATGCAAACCAGTTAAAAACAATGGCTTACCGTTATTAGTGTACCAAAAGCCGTTTAACCTTCTATCCCACTCTTGTTTTTTATATTCTTCTAGCCTTTCATCATAAAATTCAGCTTCCTCATCTTTTTTCTTTTTATCAAATTCATCCCATTTTTTCATCGTGTTTTGATACCAATCTGGCAATGGTATCCTTTTCCAATATTGCTCTGATTTAATTTCAGACCTTTTATATACACCCCTAAATTCTATTTGTTTAGTAATTATATTAAACACATAACCTTCTGGAGGTAAGTTACACTTTAGCCCCTGAATATCTATTATACTACCTCCTTCAATTTTTTCGTACATAATTAATATCTTTTCCCAGCTAATTCACCTACTGCATCAGCCATGTTTTCTGGAGAAAATGGCTTTCTATTAACCTGAACTACGTCTTTTTTATCATTTGTTTCTTGATTGATACCAGCTAATACTTCTAAGGATTTAATTGAAGCTGAAATTGTACCAGCATCTACCCATATTTTTTGCAATCTTTCAAATGTTTTAATTTTAGGATCATCAATATCAATTGCCGTAAGACTAGTTTTATTAAGTAATTCAGCCATCTCGTTAGCTTTTCTATTTAGCGCATGATACAATTTACCTATACCATCTTGTTCATAATAAGAATTTTTGCCTTCCAAGTAAGCAATTTGCTTTTGTAAATCTTTTATTTTAGATTCTAATTCTTCTGACATTAATTTAATTTTTTAGCATCTGAAATATTATACCCAATCAATAAATCACCATTTACTACTTTTTCAGTTAACTCATGTTCAACTGAAATTACTTCATTTCTATCATTACCTTCTGGATAATATCTTAATCTTATAATCCTGCCTTCTGTTCCATCATCGTTTTGATAAATAATTTCGTAATCGCTTGATATTACAGTGCCTACAACATTTCCACTTAATTCACCGCTAGTAACATAAATCTTGTTTTTAACCAACGTAGGCTCAACTCCTTGCAAAAAACCAGTATATGGTTCAAATATTCTTAATCCTGTAATAAAATTATTTAAAGGGTTCCACGTGGAACCTTTTTCGCTTCTCCACATAAAACACTCTTCAATAGGTATTGAAAAATATTGCATATCTGAGGATGCTTCAGCTGTTGGCTTTTGATAATTAAAAATCTTATAAGTATCATGAGTAGCATTATGATGTATTAAAATTTCAGAACCAACGGGCATGGCACTAGCATCTACTACTTCCGCGTTTACCGGCTTAACATAACGCATATTAAAATTATCATATACTCTTTCTAATTTTATTTTTGTGCCATCTTTAAATGTGTGGCTATTCTTACTTTCTAAATCAACCTTAATGATTACTCTATTACTTGGAGCTTTCAATTTCATAATTTAATTAATTTAATTAAAATTACATGATTTTTTATATCTACCAAAATTTATTATATTTGTATTGCCCAAAAAAAAATTTATAACAAAAAAACAATTAAAAAATGGCAAATCATTTATCAGTTTATGTTTATCGTAGAAACCAATACGATTTAACAAACCCTAACGGCACCCCTGCAACTAGTGGTGTGTTATTTTCATTACCTACTGTTGACTTACAAGTACAACCAACAACTGTATTAGCAAATGGCGTACAAATGAATTCATTAATTCTTATGTACCCAAGCGGTCTTAACCAACCAGCTGAAAAGTTGTATACCAATCAAACTGTTGCTCAATTAATTGCAGCTATCAACGGAAGTGGTATTGCTACAACTACAACAACAACCACAACAACAACAACCACAACAACAGCAGCTCCAACAACAACTACTACAGCAGCTCCAACAACAACAACAACAACAGCAGCTTAATTAAAAAAATTTAAAAACAATTAAAAATATTAAAAAATGGCAAGTATAGTATCAATTACAGCATATCAAAGAAATCAATATGCTTTATTAAACCCTAACGGAACTCCAGCAACATCTGGTATTGCATACGGATTTCCAGTAAGCACATTTGCGGCTTACCCTGCTCCAACAGGTACAGTAGCAAACGGAGTAACTATGAACTCAATAGTTGAAGTAGCTCCTACTGGCTTAAATCAAGTAGCCGTATTATTTTATACGACTTCTACTGTAACACAAATTAACGCAGCAGCAAACGCTTAATGAATTAGCCCCTCTTATTTTTGAGGGGCTTTTTTATTTTCTTTATGTACCGCCTTTAGGTTTTTGTATATCCTTTTGGCATCTTCTATTGTTTTACCAGCACCCGCTGCCATAAACACAGATAATCTTCTTAATTTTTTAGCTGCTTTGTTGTTCATAAATTAAATTTATCTTCCTTGACCCCTATATTGTTTGGGTTTTGGAGAATGTTTGTTATACGATTTCTTTGCACTGCCTGTTTTTCTACTTCCAAATGTTACCTTTCTTGAATCTGATTTAACTTTTGCCATTTTATGTGTTATTTAGGATTAATTGGTACGAATATAAGCCATTTTCTAAATAATTTTTATTTACAATGTGCCTACCAAACTTTTCTTTCCTAAAATCCCGCAAACCTGCCGAAACAGACGCTTCTGGGATATGAGTAATAGCTGAAATTTCACTAAGGGTTCTAAACCTTTTGTCTTGCATTAGTTCCTTTAATTTAAAATGGTTTTTAGCTAATCTTTTGCCATCTCTTTCATGAACATAATCAGTTCCGTCAAATACTAATTCTTGCTGCATATTATTGAGTTTTAAAATACTTTAAATCTATGTTCCCACCATCCATTTTATTTGGGTAGATGAGTATGTCTTTATCGTAAAAGTTCCGCACCATACCATTGTGGTAAAATACGACTTTCCAAACAGTGTTGACTTCTGTTCCGTAGTCAATCCAAGCAATTGCTTTTCCTCTTCCAAGTGGTGTTTCAACTTCTATAGGGTTTAATAATTCGTGAATATACATTATGCATTATTTTCTTCTTGTTTACCGGATAAAAGTTGCAAAGATGTAACTCTAGCATGCAATTGAGCAATTACTTCTTTTGTTTTATCATTGTTATAAGTCTTTGCTTCTGGCTTACCTTCCATGTAAATCATTGTACCTTTTTTAAGGTAATTAGATACATTAGTTTTGTCTGTCCAATAAGCACATGAAACCCATGTAGTTTTATCTACATCTTCACCTTGTTGATTCTTAAACTTTTCGCTGTAAGCCATTGAAAAATTAATCACTGTTTTACCATTCACTGTGTTAACTACTGCATCTTGTCCTAATCTTCCGATTACGCTAATTCTGATCATTGTGTTTGTTTTTTATTATTAAAATATTACTTCTCCACCTTCTTCATCTTTATATGGAAGCCATGATTGATTAGCTTCTTTTCTTTTCCAAAAATCAAGTGCTTTTTTATTCAACATCTCTTGTATAAAATCCCTTCCTTCAATAAAAAATCTTCTTCTATCCCAAATATACTCAATCATTATAAAACCTTTTCTACCAACGCTTTTCTTCTTAATTTTCTTTGAATGAAATTCTGCTATTGGGCTACTTGGATCTGTTTGCGCAAATGGTCTGTGGTAAACTGTAATGTTGTCCATTTTATTATTCCACATAGCACCATCATTCACATCAAATACATCGGGACATTTATAGTTCCCACCTCTATCTCTTTCCATTAATTTTGGATGTGCAATAACCCAAAAATACACATCATTCTTTTTCGCAAATCTTGAGAAATCCGCTAACAATGTTTCCAAATACTTATCTGTTCTACCACCAAATCCTTTGTAATCATTGGTCATTTGGTTAAATGGATCTATACAACAAAAGTCAACTTTCTCTTGCACAATAAGCTCCAAAAACTTTTCTTTGATATATTGTGGGGTAGGCGAAAGCATCTCTGCGCTGATATAGAAAATATGCTTAGAAATATAATCGTATGCCGCCTCGTAAATATCATTGGCTGGTCTATTTGGGTTAAATGGAGTACATTCACAACCTAAAAGCATCTCAACGTAGTCATGAAAATACTCTTCCGCAGGTGTATCTTCTGGAGAAAATGTAGCAATCTTTTCTCCATACATGATGATTCTGCTTAATAATTGTGACTTTTGCCAAGCTGTCTTCCCATAGTTACCAATCCCAGTAAGCAATGTAATCTCTCCTCTTTTAGGTTTAAAAATATAATCAAGCTCTGGCACCCCAACTCCCATAACCTTATCAAATCCATTTTGGTTGATAAGTAAAGCTTTATCCTTTACATCAATTCCATATACCACATCTTCAACCCTGTAATTATCCCCTTTTTCATCTACAAATTCCTTTTTGACATCAATCTCATAATTCGTGGTTTTATTAACCAACTTCTCCTTTTGTAAGATAGCCGAACCAGCAATAGCCCTATTTGCCCTATATCCGCTCTTTACAGCACTACTCATCTCCGACATAGTAAAGTCATTACTCACTAAATATTCGGCTGAAATGAGGCTTAAAGCGGCATCCTCGTTGATTCCAAACCTACAACACGCAGATGCTAACTTGAAAATGTAAGTATTTCTCTCTCCAGTGACAAAAGCATCGTTTTTATTCGTAAGCCATTTTAGTATTCTACGAAAGTTTTCAGAATCGTCAATTGTTTCTATTTCGTTGACTACTACTTTTTCTATTTTTTTTGCTTTGGTAAAAACCGCAGCCTTGTCGTTAATGTAAATATCGGGATCAAAACTTTCGTAACAAACCCTGCTTACATTGATTCCGCTTCGGTCAACTTCCGGAAAAACCTCTTGTAGTGATTGGAAATGCTCTCTATGCTTTTTGCCATCTGCAATTTTAACCAAAGCTTTTAACCCATTACCAGACGGGCTAACCCAACAAGCATAGACAAAATCTTTTTGGATAATTTCAGTCTGTTTATCCCTCAAATCAGAAATATCATCAAAATCCAAAACTATAAAACCGCTGTGTCCAACCAATTGTTCATCTTTCCTATCTGCTCCAAACTTACCACTAAAGCAAATTGAAGGTAAGTTTAGCTTTAGCTTATTAGCCTTTTCCTTATCCAAAGCTAACCTAATATCTAAAACCAAAGCTTTACTTGCACCTAACTTTATCCTTTCAAGTGCCTTGTCAATGGTTATGAAATGTGGTTCCTTGCTAAAAATGTTTTTAAAAATAGTAGCTATCATCGTATTAATTTAAAGTTTTTCCTAATTCTTGTTGGCGTTTCTTGTACGCCTCAAAGTCATCGTTTTTATAAATTTGTTGTTTTGGTATTTCTCCCGAACCTATAAGTTCATCGTTCCAAGATTTGTTGTTTAAAAATGTTTGTGGATCTTTTCTAAATTTTTTATCAGGCTGGCAAATCTTGTAATTTGGAATAAATCTCATAATTTCTGTTCTTTCAGAGTCAGACAACTTATTCCATTTTTCAGTTAGCTTTCCTTTTTCACCTGTTTTCTTGTCATACAAATCCCAAAAAGAATCAAACGAAATGTTTATTTCCTTTATTTCCTTTCCTTTTATTTCCTTTCCTTTTATTTCCTTTCCTTTCCTTTCCTTTTTAGCATTGCTATCGGATAGCGTTTGCATTGCGTTCGCATTAGTCCATCTATAACTAGCTGATTTTCTTGCACTTTCGCTTTTTATATTTCTCTGATCAAGTCTTTCTTGTACCGAATTACTACCAAAAAAATCACCATCAAAAACGAATAAATCAAAGTCATTTATTACGGATGCAACAATATCGCTATCCACTCTTAAATCATACGCAATGCCATTGTAATCCGTTCGCAATGCGTTCGCATTATTATATAAATCCTCTACTATTGACCAAAATATACCATAGCCTATCATGCCATGCTTTCTTATTAGTCTTTTTATCTTCTCATCATTGCGCGCATTGTAGTCGTGCGAGAAGTAGAATGTATCTTTTGGCATTTTTTTATCTTAATCGTTTATAAAATCGGTTTTCAACGCCTCGTTAATACGAGTTATTTCTGCATCGGTAAATAATAATTTACCTTGCATCTTTCGTGATAATTCCGATTCTGGTATCTTTGCATTTAATGACAGCCACCTTTGTGTACGGCCATCTAAAGCTTCTTTTATTCTTTCATGAAGCCTTAATTTAGTCTTGATTTCCATAAATTTGTTTTGATTATTGGATGACAAAAATAGTGTTATTTTTTAAATACCCAAATTTTTTTAACTTTTTTTTAAATTTATTTTGTGGTTTAATTAAATTAACTATCTTTGTTCAAATTATTGAAATGACAATTATTTTGACAATCGTATTATGGGAGTTGGCTAAATTCCTATTTTATAAACTTATAAACAAATAAAATATGATATTAAATTCAAATATACCAAGCTTTAAAGCTCTTGTAAAAAAGTCTTATTTTACTAAAAACGATGAAGATGGTAATGAATATTACAATGTATATGTATTTGGTATTCAATCTTGTGGTGGTAAAATACTTACATTTCATGTATTAACTGATTCTGGTATGTTAAGAAGCAGGGTGCCATTATCTGAAATTTATACTAAGATTCCTACCAATGATATTCCTTATAATTACAAACAATTATGGGATTGCTTTAGTGAAAATGTCACTGTTATAGAATATGATTTTTTAGCTTACCATAGAGGGCAAGTAGTTTTAAGAGATGGCACTAAAGTTTGGGGTACTTATATTTTAACTGTTGATTGGTTTAATAATCCATACAGCGATGAACCTTCTGATTATAAGTGTGGACATTTATTAGAATCGGATGATGGATATTTATTGTGTATGCCTAATAATAGAATATTTTGGAAAGATTCTAATTGGGTAACAAAGCAATTACCAGAAGATCTAAAACAATTTAAGGTTGATACTAATTTAGATTCTGTTGAAAACCAATCAGACAGATGGATAGTAGAAGATACAGATTCTTTTTATTATGATATAAAAGATAATGGAGAATAAAGAATTAATCTATGAGATGGCTAAACGATTAGACATGATTATAGAAGTTACAAAAGAAGGGAAATACATAGGCAAGTACAGATTTATAAAAGATAAACTACATAAACTAAAAGAAGATGAGAAATTCAACAATAATAGTGAAGAAGAAAAGGTGCGTTAGTTGCGGAAATATAGATTATCATTTTTCTAAAAAGATGTGCAAGCAATGTGCTACAGTGGTTTCTACGCAAAAAAGAATGGAAGAATTTGAAGATGATTCAGAAAGTTTTCAGAATTTAGTTTCAGATCTTGACCATGTATTTAGCCAATATCTAAGAAATAAATACGCAGATAAAACAGGTATGGTAGAATGTTATACTTGTGGTGGTAAACATAAAATTGCTGAAATACAATGTGGTCATTTTATGGGTAGAGTAAATCTAGGAACAAGATGGATGGAAGCAAATTGCAGACCGCAATGTATGGAATGTAATTACTTCAAAACTGGTAATATTGAAGAATTTGAAAATAAATTGCATCAAGAGAATGGAGCATTAGTTGAATACCTTAGAGAAACAGCTAGGCAGACAGTAAGACCAACAAGAGATGAGCTTAAATCTTTGATCCTTGAATATAGGGCAAAGCTTAACTTAGTAAAAAAGAAATTTATTTAAATTTTACAGAAGTAATTGTAGATTGGTGGTTTTAAGCAAATATCCCTCCTGTATTTCTATACGGGAGGTTTTATTTTAATTAAATTAATTTTGGTTAGTATATTTAATTAAATTAATTTTACAAAAAATATATAAAATGGCAAGAAAAATAGATCCAGAATCAGTATCAAGCAAGGTGGCTGATTTAACATTAAGCGAAAGTATTAGATTAGATAACCCATACACATCGGTTATGGTTATGGTGTCAAATCTTAAAAAGAAAAAAGGACATGAAAGTAAAATTTTTAAAATCAAGTTTATTGATGAACAAACAATTGTAACAAGAATAAAATAAGTATTATGCACATCCAAACCGTTAACTACACTAGAACATTTAATTTAGGTAATTACTCTTCTGAAAAAATTGGTGTTGAATTTTCTCTTAATCAAGGAGAGTCAGCAAACAAAGCTCTTGATATTGCAAGGGACTTGGTAGAGGAGTACCACAAACAAAATGTAATTAGATTAAAAGAACTAGGTTATTTTTATGATGAACAAGTTCCTGAAGAAGTAATTCCTAGCCAATCAAAAAAAACATTAGCTGAAAAAACAAAAGACTTTATTGATTCTTGCAAAACGAGAGAAGAATTAAAGGCTTGGGAGTTAATGAGTAAAAGCAATCCTGAACTATTAGAACATTATAACAACAAACTAAACACACTTTAATGAACTGGAACGAAACACTAATCAGAGCAAGCTCTGTCGGTTATTTAATGACTGAACCTGTAACTAAAGCTGACAAAGAAGCTGGCATCTTATCCAAGACTGCACAAAAACATTTAATTGAAGTTTATATTGCTGAAAAATATGGCAGAAAACGAGATATACAAACAAAGCAAATGAAAAAAGGCATTGAAGCTGAACAAGATTCTATTGATTTATTATCAATGTATCTTAAATTACCATTTAGCAAAAATGAAGAACGATTTAAAAATGATTTTATAACTGGATTGCCAGATATTATTAATGGCAATACTATTATTGATATAAAGTCAAGTTATGATCTTTGGACATTTTTAGGCAACATACCAGACAAGTTGGATAATTTATACTATTGGCAAATGCAGTCCTATATGTGGCTTACAGGCACAATAAAAGCTACTATTGCGTATTGTTTAGTCAATACACCAGAAAGTATTATTCAACAAGAAAAATATTACCTGCTTAAAAATATGGATGTAATTTCAGAAGAAAGCCCAGAATTTATCAAAGAAGCAATAAAGATAGAATTCAACATGACATTTGATGATATATCAATTAATGAAAGAATACTTACGTTTAACGTTAATAGAAGTGAAGATGATATTTTACGAATTGAAAATAAAGTTCTAAAAGCTAGAACATTTTTACAAGAATTAGAACAAACGCATTTAAACTTTAATAATGAGTGCTAACATCATAAGTGCTGTTCAAAATTTAAAATTAGCTCAAGAACAGTTTGAGGATTTTTGCAGGCAATATCCTGAAACAAAAGGTGAAAAATTATTTAAAGTATATGTAGGCAAAATAAAATGGATGTTTAACGATATCGTAACCCATCCATTTTTAACTGAAGAAGTAAGATATGGTATAAAAAAAGAAATAAATAGTGATATATTTGCTATACCAGCCATACACGAAAAGGTTGCTTTGTTAACTCCAGAGCAAAGAGAAATGATTGAGTCAACATTAGATGCAATGATTAGTGGAGAGGAGGTAAAAATAGTAGATATAAAAGATATAAATGATGGAGGTTAGCGTTATATATGAAGTAGCT